TATGGTGGTACTTCATTGCTTGTAACACGTGTAGTTAGTGGTTCTTATACCTCTGCAACTTCATCTATAGTAACAAATGATATTTTATATGTTACTGGAGGATATGTAGATCCTGGATATGTAGGTGATAATATTTTTGAACTTGAAACCATTTCTGAAGGTGTAATCATGAACAATAATATTACAGGAAGTGCAGGTGCATTACTTTCAGGAACTAAAGATAATGTAAGATTTGAAATCATCACCCCAAACACATCTTCAGGTACATTTACAGTATTGATAAGAAGAGGAGATGATAGAACAAACAAGAAAATAATCCTTGAAACATGGAACAACGTAAGTTTAGATCCATATTCATCTCGTTATATTGCTAAAGTAATTGGTGATCAAAAACTCGTATATGATCAAGCAAACGAACAAATTGATGTAACTGGTGAATATCCAAACCAATCACGTTACGTTCGTGTCGCCGCAGTTAATAACCCAACACCATTCTATTTAGACGCAAACGGACAACCAAAATCCCAATACACTGGTTCTATTCCTGTTGCCCAAAATGGTTTATTTGGAGGTGCTACAGGAGATGTAATTGGTGGAGCAAATTTATACGAAAATATTACAGCAGGTAATACACAAGGTGTTAGCCCATCTGATTATGATGATGCAATTACAATCCTAAAAAATAGAGATGCATACCAATTTAATGTATTATTTACTCCTGGTTTAACGAATGATTTACATACATCACAAATTTCAGAAATTATTCAAAACACACAAGATAGAGGAGATAATTTATTTGTGATGGATTTAGTTACATATGGAGAAGGAGTACAAAGTGTAATTGGACAAGCAAATTCAAGAGATACTTCATATGCTGCTTCATATTATCCATGGGTTAGAGTACAAGACCCAGCTACAGGAAGACAAATTTGGGCCCCTGCCTCAACAGTAATTCCAGGTGTATATGCATTTAACGATAAAGTAGCTGCTCCTTGGTTTGCTCCAGCAGGTATTAACAGAGGTGGATTAAACACAGTAATTCGCGCTCAATATAAATTGACTCAAGCAAATAAAGACGATTTATATGAATCTAATGTTAACCCATTAGCATCACTACCAAAAGAAGGAGTAGTTGTATTTGGACAAAAAACATTACAAAAAGAAGCATCTGCTTTAGATAGAGTAAATGTAAGACGTTTGATGATTGAATTGAAAAATTACATTCGCCAAATCGCTGACACTGTAGTATTTGAACAAAATACAGCGGCTACAAGAAATTCATTTATCGCTAAAGTAACACCATATTTACAAATCATCCAACAAAAACAAGGTTTGTATGCATTTAAAGTAATAATGGATGATACAAACAATGGACCAGATGTAATAGATAGAAACCAATTAATCGGACAGATTTATGTACAACCAACACGTACAGCTGAATTTATATCTTTAGATTTTATCTTGTTACCAACTGGAGCACAATTCCCAGTTTAAAAAATTGAGAATATAATATTTATAATAAAACAAATTAATATAACGTAAAATGGCAATTTTAAATCCTAACGAAATTTTTTACACAGCGTTTGAACCTAGACTAACAAACCGTTTTATCCTTTATATGGATGGTATCCCATCATATTTGGTAAAAGGAATGTCTGCAATTTCATTGTCTCAAACAGCAGTTGCTCTTAACCACATTAACGTTCAACGTTATGTAAAAGGAAAAACCATTTGGAATACAGTTACTTTTACACTTTATGAAGCAATCACTCCTGCAGGTTCACAAACAGTAATGGAATGGGTTCGTTTAGGACATGAATCAGTAACAGGTAGAGATGGTTACTCTGATTTCTATAAAAAAGACATTACATTCAATGGTTTAGGTCCAGTAGGTGATATTGTTAATGAATGGGTAATTAAAGGAGCTGTTATTACAAGCGTTAACTTTGGAGACTATAACTGGGATGATGATGGAACAGCCGTAAACATTACAGTTGAAGTCCAACCAGATTACTGTATCTTGAACTACTAATTAAAAAACACAATCCGACGTATATTTAAGCCTCAACTTTTGTTGGGGCTTTTATTTTTCCTTGGATATTCCAATATTTATTAGTATAATATTGACCATGAAATTAAATAATTTACGTACTCTAGTTAAAGAAGAACTTAAACGCAAGTTAAACGAGGAATACCAAGACAAATACAAAATGGTAGGAACATTAGTTTCAAATATCGAATCTAGACCCCAAAAAGAAATTTATTCAGATATTCGCTCAATTACAGGAATTTCTGTTTTATCTTCAAAAGAACCACTTGAATACAGCGAACAAGACACTACAAGATTCCAATCAGTAATTACAATAAAAGTTGATGGTTATCCTTGGATTACAAAAGGAGGATTTGACAGAACAAAAATGCAAGAAATAGCAGCCCAAGTTAGAAAAGTACCAGGAGTAGTATCTTTTAATGTAGCAGAGGATAATATTTCTGCTCTTTAATATATGTATATAAGACAAATAAAGTTATAATAAATAAAAATTATGGAAGAAAATTTTAAGTTACCAACGGAAACCATTGAACTACCCTCAAAAGGTTTATTGTACTCTGAAGAATCTGAATTAGCTAAAGGTACAATTGAAATGAAATACATGACCGCTAAGGAAGAAGATATCCTTACAAACCAATCATATATTAAAAACGGTACTGTATTAGATAAACTTTTAAAATCCTTAATTGTTTCCCCTATCAATTACGATGATCTTTTAATTGGAGATAAAAATGCAATTATGGTTGCAGCCCGTATTTTAGGATACGGCTCAGAATATTCATTTGACTATTTAGGTGAACCGCATACAGTTGATTTATCCCAAGTAGAAAATAAAGAATTAAAAGAGGAATTATTTAAAAACCGTGTAAACGAATTCACATTCCAGCTTCCAAAATCAAAAAATACAGTTACTTTTAAACTTTTAACCCATAAAGACGAACAAAACATAAATCGTGAGTTAGAAGGACTTAAAAAAATCAACAAAGATGCTTCCCCTGAACTTTCTACTCGCTTAAAATACCTTATTACTTCAGTGGAGGGAAGCAGAGAAACTAAAGATATTCGAGAGTTTGTTGATAATTACCTCCTAGCCCAAGATTCCAGAGCTCTAAGAGAATACATTAGAGAAGTTCAACCAGATGTTGATCTAACTTTTTTTCCCGACGGGAGTTCAAATCGAATCAGTATCCCAGTTGGGGTTAACTTTTTTTGGCCTGACATTTGATACAGCCACTGAAACAAGAGCAGCTATATTTAAACAAATACATCAAATTGTTTTTCATGGTAAAGGAGGATATGATTGGCATACTGTTTACAATATGCCAATCTGGCTTCGACGTTTTACTTTTATTGAAATTCAAAAATTCTATCAAGAAGAAAAAGATGCAGTCGAAAACCAAGGAAAATCAGGCTCTAAAACTGTAGTTGGAGCTGATGGAAAAATTAAAGCCCCAGAATATCTTTCCCAAGCTAAAAAACCAGCAAAATACAGTTAAAAACATCAAATTTTCATATTTATAACAAAATATTTAGATGGCTGAACAAGATCCTAAAGAAATAGAAAAACAGTTTAAACGCTTACAAACCTTAGCAGCTACATTAAGAAAAGATTTATCTTCATTTAATCTTTCAGCTTTAAGGAATGATTCTGCTCTTATAGGGGAATTACTTGAAAAGTGGGAACAAGAACTCCGTGACTCAACAGCAAGTTTAGATTCATTGTCTTCTTCATTCCAGGATATTGTTAGAGATATTTCTAAAGGTAATAAAGGTTTAAATGATACTAAAAATTCATTTAATAAACTTACCAGTTTAGCCCAAGATTTACAAGCCCATCAAAGAGGCATTAATCAGTTATCTAAAAAACAATTAGAATCTATTGGAAAACAAGCTGAAAAAGAAAAATTAAAACTTGAAATAGCCTATAATACTTTAGAACAAGAAAAACAAGCTATAATAGCAGCTAGGAAAAGAGGACAATTTAACCCCAAACAATTAGAACAACTTAAAAAGATCAAATCATCTCAAGAAGAGATTAAAGGAACAATAACTGGACAAAACTCAGCATTTGAAGATTTACTCACAAATGCTAATAATTTTCTTGAAATTGAAAATCAAATAGATAAACAAACTGGTATTTTAGGTGGTTTATTTAGTGGATTAGGAAAAGCATTTCCTGACATGGCTGATAAATTAGGTTTAGATAAAGTTCAAGCCAAGATGAGAGAAATGGCTGAAGAAAATATCAAAAACCAACAAAAAGAAAGAGATTTAACAGCTGAAATAAACGAAAAAAGGGGAAATCTTAGTGATAAACAAATTAAAGCTGGTTTTGGTGGTAAAGAATTAAAAGATCTTTTTGCCCAAAAAGAAGCTCTTTCTGCTTCTAATGTTGCCGCTTCCGGCCTCTCAGGCAAATTTAAAATGTTAGGGGGTGCTGCTAAAGTGTTTGGCACAGAACTTAAAGCAGCTTTAGGCCCTATAGCACTTATAGAATTTGCCATCACAGAATTAATAGCAGCACTTAAAATAGTTGACTCAGGAGCAGGAGACATGGCTAAGTCCATGAATATGACCTACGGGGAAGCTTTAGCTACCCGTAGAGAATTTGGAAATATAGCAGCTTTATCAGGTGATGCTGCTGTTACTACTAAGGGATTACAAGAAACATACATGGCTATTGGTCAATCTTTAGGTTCCAATGCTAAACTAAATGAAAAAGATCTAATTACTGCTACAAAGTTACGTGAACAAGCAGGTTATACTAATGATCAATTAGTAGAGTTAAATAAACTTTCCTCAATAAATGGTAAATCTTTAGAACAAAATACAAAAGAAATACTTGGAGGAGCCAAAGCATATGCCTCTCGTAAAGGTTTAGTTATTAATGAAAAGCAAGTATTAGACGATGTAGTTAAATCATCAGCCTCTTTAAAATTATCTTTAGGTGGAAGCGCAGATGCACTCGCTAAATCAGCTGTTCAAGCGCGTGCAGTTGGTTTAAACCTTGAACAAGCAGCAGCTATTGCAGATAGTTTACTTCAATTTGAATCTTCCATTGAAAATGAGCTAAGTGCAGAACTTTTAACCGGAAAAGATTTAAATTTTGAAAAAGCAAGAACATTAGCTTTAAACAATGATATAGCAGGTGCTGCAGAAGAAATAGCAAACCAAGTTGGCTCCTCAGCTGACTTTGCTAAAATGAATGCTATTCAACAAGAGGCAATTGCAAAAGCCGCAGGTTTAACCAAAGACCAATTAGCTCAGTCCTTAATGGATAGAGAAGCATTACAAAAACTTTCAAGTGTTGAAGGTAAAGATGCTAAAGAAAAATTCGATAATTTAGTTAAACAAGTAGGGATGGAAGAAGCTAAAAAACGTTTAGGAAACGAACAATTAGCTAATCAATTCCAACAACAATCTGTTCAAGAACGTTTTAACCAATCAGTAGAAAAATTAAAAGAATTATTTATTCAAGTAGCTGAACCAATCTTAGCAATTGTTTCTCCATTAATGAATCTTATTTCAACAATTTTACCAGCTATTAACTTTTTATTACAACCTTTAATTGTAGGATTTCAAACTATAGCAGGATGGGTTACATCATTGATAGATGGGCTTAAAAAAGGACAACCTTTAGCAATAGCTCTAGCTGGAGCTATTGGATTAATAGCTCTTCCCGCAATAACCTCAGCAATTGGTGCTATATTTTCTACATTTGCTCAAATTCCATTTGGGATAGGTATCCCTTTAGCTATAGCATCAGTTGTAGGGTTAATGAGTATGTTAACTCAAGGGCAATCTAAAGCTAAGCAAGGAAATGATATCATGTCCCCTGGAACTGGGGGTAGTGGTTACGGTTCTCGAACATTGTTTGGACCAGAAGGAGCAATTCAATTAAATAACAAAGACACAGTAATAGCAGGAACGAATTTATTTGATAAAGCAGATGATATGATGTCTGCCCCAAAAGGTGCTTTACAAGTAAGTAACAAAACTACTCCTCCTCCTCCTGCACCGGATTCAAACGCTTTATTGGTAGCTGAAATGAAACGTGGAAATGATCAAAGAGCAGAACAAATCAAACTCCAAAAACGAGATACATCTGTATCAACAATTCGAGTTCAATAATATTTATAATAAAACAAATAATGGGACTATTAGACAAATTAACAACAGAGGGATCCAATTTGAGCCAATTTGATGGTTCAACCCCACCAGTAACTAATCAGGATACAGCAGAATCAAAACTACATTATTCTTATTCAATTAATGGTAATCCAAACCTACCAGGTTTTCCAACACCATCACAATTAGATTTGAATGGTGTAACCCCACCAAAGTATTCAGATAATTTACCAGGATAAAATATAAATGGGTCTTTTAATCAAATTAAAGAATGGGGACACCTCACTTAAATCCCTTAAATTTGGTCATGATAGACCAGGTGGGGGAGATAGTGGGCAACCTTATATTCAAAATCCAATTGATAAGCCCGATACCCCAACATTAAATAGTGATTTTTTATTACGTGGAGGTATATCAGCACCTTTAAATGCTGCTGAGGATATAACTCGTCTAACAAAATATTTTTTTGACTTTAAAAACCCAAAAGGACTTTTATTCACAGCAAAACAGAATTTACTTTCTCGAACAGGAACAAAAACAGAAGCTTCAAAAGGAACCGGTTACGGCGGTGGAAATGTAAATGAAGGTATTTATACTCCTTTATCTACACTACTTCAAGCTAATGAAGGATATTTAGGTGGACATTTAAATAAACAAGGTTTAGATCCAACAGGAGCCTTCCCTAATTTATCTATCAATAAATATCAAGACATAATTAAACAAAACCAATTAGTTGGAGAGTTTGATAAAGAAAGTAATAGATTAACAGCATTAACTAATGCTGTATTGCAAAAGAAAAGTATAAGTAATTTTGGGTTTGTAAAAAATTATAACCTAAACGTCAATAATAATATTATAACGTACAGTGGTGGATCAGATTCAACAGTTGGTGTTGGTAATACTAATATAAAATTTGCAACAAACAATGCTGGATTTAAAATAGATTCAATTACTCCAAAATCAAAAAATTATTTAATTGGAAAACCCATTGATCAAATAGATGAAACTCAATGGAAAATTCCAATAAATGCTACATTAGCTTTTAATTCTTCCTCAACAGCAGATTTTATCCAAATAGAATCAACCCAACAAAACCCAACATACTTAACTCCCGGTGTTATTTCCTATCAATACAATTTTAACCCTAGTGTTTATGATCCTGGAACTTTAAACCCTAAAAATGGATTAGATGAGTATTTAACTCGAAAAGACACAGAAATAAACCCAGTAACTAGAAATAAGGATGAGGCTGAAACTGCATATTTTTCTCCAATTAATGAAAAACTAACAGAATATGGAAGACAATATGTTCAAGAATCTTCATATCAAATCGATTCTGGATATTTTGAAGCAACTAATTATAACAGTAATACACCTTTAGGAAGATACTCATCTAAACAAACATTACTTGCTGACCCTCGATTGACAGGCTCCCAAGCTGACCCATCTAGTGATATAGAAAAACCGAAAATTCTTAACGCTGGTGCTCAAGGTTATTTAGCAAATTTAAATAAAAATGCAGGTCCTTATTTAGATGATAATGGCAACACAATAAATAAAGGGTACAATCCTGATAGAGTTGGAGGTAGAGGAATAGCAAATGATTTTAGACAAGTTAATAGGGATGTAAGAGGTTTTTTTGATCCTCCATCTTCATATGATTATATTACTAAAGAATCTGGGAGTGATTATAGTGAAAATGGCCCTTTACCTACTCTTGATAGAATATATTATAAAGCAGGAGCATTTAAAAGAACATCAACAGCTTTAAATTCCCCTGATGCTGCAACAGATATCATTCCTTTTAGAATTACCATAGTAGACCCTAGAAACCCCAAAAATAAATCAACAGAATTAAATTTTAGAGCTTACATTGATTCATTTTCAGATACCTACAACAATGAATGGAAATCTCAAACATATATAGGTCGAGCAGAAAAACAATACAAATATAATTCATTTGATAGAAGTATTTCTTTTGGATTTACTATTGTAGCTGATAACTCAGCTAATTTATCTAAAATGTATGAACAATTAAATACATTAGCAGCATCAATTGCCCCAACGTATACAAGTCAAGGTTATATGACTGGAAATTTACACCGTTTAACTTTAGGAAATTATTTATCTGAACAATGGGGTATAATGAATGGTGGATTTACATATGAAATAACAGATGAAACCCCTTGGCAGATTTCAGAAGGAAATCAACTTCCCTTGTATATTAAAGTAACAGGTATTAACTTTACAGTAATCCATAATTTTAGACCAGAATCTCAATTTAATACAACCCATCAATTCATTAACCAAAAATAATTTATGGCACGTTATTCAGCTATACCAATAATACAAACACCTGAAAATCTTAAAAGAAGGTATATTAATGTGAAATATCCCGAAATTCCCCGTGATTTTTCAGATATTTATGTGTATACTACAAGAGGTGATAGATATGATTTGTTAGCTTTATCATATTATAATAACGCTTCTTTATGGTGGATAATAGCTCAAGCAAATATAAATAACACAACCCCTGATTCTTTATTCCCAAATGTTGGAGAACAAATTAGAATCCCAGGATCATCAAGAGTATCCACTATATTAGGTGAATATGAGACTTTAAATACGTAAAATGTTATGGCAAATATTATTGGAGAACCATTAGCTTCATATGTTTATAATCAAATAAAAACCAGACAGAAAATCCACGGCTCTGGAACACCTAATAACCCTCGTACACCAGAATACATATCATATCTAAATTCAAAAACAGCATGGGTTAAAATGGCATCTGGTGTTTTAGTTACAAAAGATCGCTTATTAAGTGAAACTGACTCAGCTGGAAAATCTATTAGTTATTCAGGATATGAATGGGATGGATTAGCTAAAAATTTTATTTTATTTAGTGGAGTTTCTCATCTTATTGATGGAAAACTTACTCCTAGAGGAACGTATGAAGGTGCTAATAACATATACGATTGGGATAAAGGAACATATAATATTAATCCATTTACTACATCAAACGATGTAACTGGAGAATTTGGTTTAGCTCCGATGCCTGGAATCGAAAGTGTTGATGTTAAATGCTTAAATAGAGGTTCCACCAAAAATGTCTCAGTTAAAGTAAAATGTTATACCCCCGAACAATTTAAAATTATAGATTTACTTTATTTAAGAATAGGATATACTATGTTTATAGAGTGGGGATGGGCTCCATATATGGAAGATAGTGAAACTCTTGTTCATGATTATTCTACTTTAATTGAACAAAGTGAAAATCAAGGATTTCTCCATCATTCTTATTGGAAAAACAAATCTTATATTGATTTTTCTAAAAGAATTGAAAAAGTTAGAGCAAAACATAGAGGAAATTATGATGGTCTTTTATGTAAAGTAACTAATTTTAGTTGGACTTTTACTCAAGATGGATCATACGATATTGATATTCAACTTATAAGTTTAGGGGATGTTGTTGAATCACTTAAAACTAACATTACCCCATCATATAAAACTTCTAAAGATATTACCACAGCGTATAAATTATTTAATGATGATTATAGTCAAGAAGAATCTCAAGATTCTCCTCCTTCCCCAGTAAACAATATTATTTCAGCATATTTTTTCCTCCAAAAATTAATCACATACCAAAATGGCCAAGACGGGAATAATAAATATTGGATAGAAAGACAAATTCCTATTAAAGTAAATGGAGAATCTCTTGATTTATGTAGTATTTTTGTAAAAGATCCAAATTCTAAACTAGAACCATTTTCTCAAATAGAATATGTAGAATTTGATGATGATGGAGGCACTGATTTTACCCAATGGTTAAAAGAAAATTATTCAAATGCTACAAGAGTAACTAATCTGGATACAGCAACTTCCCCTGGAACATATTACACAGTTAATGATGAAAGTAGTATTACTGTTAAAAGTATTATTGATTTAAATTCACTTGATACCCAAAACCAACAAAAATCAGATATAGTATATTTTAATTATAACAATCAAGAAGATGATGAAGATAAAGTGAATGATGAGGGTTTTTATATTCGATTCGGGCATTTACTTGATTTTCTTAAAGAACGTGTTATACCTAGAATTGACGGAACATCTCACCCAATGGGAGAAGCTCCTATTTTAGATATAGACTCTGGACAATGGAGTAATAAAATGTATACTTTTCCTTATCAAGTATCTTTAGATCCTAGAGTTTGTATAGTACATACAAAAGAAAAAGTTAATTCAAAGGAATATTATACTTCATTACCTGTTTGGAAAAATGAAAAAAAAGGATATGCTTATCCTATGAACATATATTTAAGTTTTAATAAAATAAATGACATTATTTCTTCTAATTTAGATGACAAAGGTAATTTAGCTTTATTTGATTTTTTATCTTCTATATGTACTGAAATAAATAAAGCTTTAGGAGGATTAAACAATTTAGAACCTATAATAGATGAAGTCACTAATACTTTAAAAATCATAGATGGAAGTTACTCCCCTAAATTTAACAAACCAGAATATGCTTTAGAATTATTTGGATATAATTCCAACAATCCCGTCCAAGCTAATACAACAGTTTCTAATTTTGTTAGAGATTTTAGTATTAAAACTGAAATTACAAATGACTTCGCTACAATGGCAACAGTCGGTTCAACAGCTGGAGGATATGTTAAAGGAACAGAAAATACAATGTTTTCTAAATGGAATAAAGGTTTAATAGATAGATTCAAACAAGAACTCATCCCAGCTGATAAAAACTCTAGAAAAAAAGAAGGAGAAACACCTGAACCAAACGTAATGTATGTTGAAGAGTTTTGGAATAAAAAATATAGTGCTTTTGGTTTAACAATCCCAATTGATATCCCTAATGATATTTGGACAGGAGACCAACCCTCACTTTTACCAGAAAT